AGACCTTTGCCCGAGACGGATGCAAAGCCGGCCGCATTCGTCGCCCGCTGGTGATCTTCGGCGCCGTCCCCAACAACGCCCCGATTATCAGCAAAGGCAAGTTGCAGGAAATCAACTGGCGGGGCAACTACGACAAACGCGGCATCATGATCCACCACGTTGGTACCGTCGCCATCAAGCACCTGTTGTTCGGCCGTCTCTCGACCGATGCCGAAAAACCCCGCGAGGCGCGCATGGTGCGTTTCTCCGATGACCTTGGACCGGCCTATTTCGCTGGACTGGTCAGCGAAACCTTCGACCCCAGCAAAAACCGATTCCGAAAAAAATCAGGCGCGCGCAATGAACCGCTCGACACATGGGTCTATGCCTACGCCGCTACGCACCACCCCGAGCTGCGCCTGCATCGTCCCCCCCGCCTGGACTGGAACCGCCTGGCCGCCAAGATCGGCGCCGCGCCCGTCGTTGCGGAACCCCCCGCCGAAAAAACCGGCGAAAGCGAGCCAGCAGTCAACAACCCCGCATCAGCTAACCCCGCCATGCCACCACAACAACCGCCACAACCCGCAGCCAAACCCGCCACAACCCGCCGCACCGCCCCCCAGCGGCCCATCGCGCAGAGGCTCGGCTGGTGAGCATGGATTTCCTGTCCTTCGCACTCGACCTCATCGCCGCAGAAGCCGGCATCGATCGAGAGCGCCTGCGCCCGCTCGAACGCCGGATACGATTCGAGCAGGGGGGCGACCGTCACTACATCGCCAGCGTGCAGGCGCTCGACTGCCTGCAGAAACACGACGCCATGCGCGCCGCACTCGCCGCTGGCGCCTCGGCCAGCGCGGTGGCTGAGCGCTTTGGCGTCGCTCGACAGCACGTGTATCGCGTGGCTAAAATGAGATCGGAAACCAACAAAAGAACACCATGAGTGAGCGCGGATCGTTTGTTACTGAGTATATCTACTGCCCAAAATGTTTCCAGGCTGCCAAGTCTGTTTTGCTGGCGCGCGAAAAATCGCTGTGCAGCGTAACCATTCCGCACTGGAACCCGGAAAAAGAAGGCCCCGAATTGCCGATTATTGCTGGCAAGATCGGGCACGCGTGGAGCATTGAGCACGCCATGGAATACGAAATCGCGCCGGATTTGATTGATGTACTTTGCCACCCGCTGCGCATCGCAGTATTTGAAGAGTACAGACAAGATTACATCGAAGAAGCAAAAACCATTGTTGTGAGGCCGCGAAAATGAAATCTGCAATTCTTGAAATTAGTCCAGAAGTGTTTCGAACAGTATTTCAGTTGCCGACTGATGCCAAAGTTGTAGATATACACTCGGATATGTACCGCGATGGAGTTTTGCACATAAAAATTGTCGGAGTAGGGCCAGACATTGCGGAAGGCCAACAAGTCCCGGTATTTGGAGGGACATGCACAGCCGTCCGAAGGGATGATGGAGCGCTTATCGGCGCTACAATTGATTGGGGGTTGCCCCCACAGGCATAGTGTCACCCCCCCCGCCTTAACCACGTGACACCGCGAGCGTAAAACGCTCGCATGACCTATCCTGTCCCGACCGCCGTACCCGCCACGCTGCGGGCTGGCGACACCGTCACCTGGCGCCGCTCGCTGTCCTACTTTCCGGCCAGCGACGGCTGGACCCTCAGCTACGTCCTCGTCAAGTCCGGCAGCCAGATCACCATCAACGCCAGCGCCGACGGCGCCGACCACGTCGTCGAGGTGCCGCTGGCCACCACCGCCGCGTGGTCACCGGGCACCTACACCTGGCTGGAGCGCGCCACCAAAGCCGGCAAGACCTACACCAACGCCGTCGGCGTGCTGCAAATCCTCGCCAGCTTCGCCGCCGCGACCAGCGGCCTCGACGCCAGAACGCACGCACAGAAAACGCTCGACGCGCTCGAAGCCTGGATCGAAGGCCGCGACATCGCTGTCGCTGAATACCGCATCGGCGATCGCCTGCTGAAAACCATTCCTATCCCCGATCTGCTGATCCTGCGCGACCGCTACCGCCGCGAGGTGCGCGCCGCATCCGGTGTTCCGCAGTCCGGCCGCGTTTACCTGAGATTCTGATCGATGCAGAAACCGGGCCTTGTCTCCCGCGTGGCCGCCGCGTTTCGGCGGGCCATCGCCCCGCAGCAACAGCGCGGCTTTGCCGCCGCCAAACTCAACCGCCTCACCGACAGCTGGCGCCTCACCGCCGAACGCATCGACGACGAAATCAAAAACGACCTCGACGCCCTGCGCATGCGCTCGCGCTCGCTCGAATTCGACAACGATTACGCGCGCCGCTATCTCGACCTGGTAGAAACCAACATCATCGGCGACAGCGCCCCGCGCCTCGTCTCGCTGGTCGATAACGCCCCCGGACAACCCGACACCGGCGCACGCTCGGCGATCGTCAAAAGCTGGCTGGAGTGGGGCAAGCGCGCTGTCTGCGAGGTATCGGGCGGCTACTCCTTCACCGGTCTGTGCCAAGCGATTGTCCGCTGCACCGCGCGCGATGGCGAATGCCTCGTGCTGCCGAAATATGGCGCCGCCGCCGGCAACAAATGGGGCTTTGCCCTGCAGCTGCTCGACGTCGACCGCCTCGCCACCTGGCTCAACCGCGCGCCAGATAGCACGCAGAATGCTATCGTTGCTGGCGTTGAAGTCAATGACGTCGGCCGCCCGGTCGCCTACCACTTCAACACCGGCCCGCTGACCGCCAGCAACGCCCGTGCCGCCACGCGCGTCGCCGCTGATGCCGTGCTGCATCGCTTTGTCGCGCAGCGCCCGGAGCAACGCCGCGGCGTGCCGTGGTGCCATGCCGCGATGCTCTCGATGTACTACGCCGGCGAGTTCGCCGTCTCCGCGCTCGTGGCCGCCAAGCACGGCGCCGACCATCTCGGGTTCTTCGTCTCCCCTGACGGCAGCGCCCCGCCGCTCGGCGATGAAAAAGAAGACGAGCCAGGCTCCCGCATCGCCAGCAGCGCCCCCGGCACCTGGGACACCATTCCGCTCGGGTACGACATCCGCAACGTCGACAGCAAATACCCCAACGAGGTGTTTGGCCCGTTCCTGAAATCCGCCTATCAGCGCATGTCCAGCGGCCTGCCCGGCGCCAGCTACCCTGAGTTGTGCAACGACTACGAGGCCGTCAACTTTTCATCGATACGCGCGGCCATCCTCTCGGCGCGCGACGAGTGGCGCAAGCGCCACATCTGGTTCGCCGAGGCCTGGCTCGAACCCATTTTCGCCGACTGGCTGCGCTTTTCCCTCGCGAATCGCGTGATCCTGCTAGACAACGGATCCCCATTGCCGATCGCCAAGGCCGACAAGTTCGCCGCGCATGCCTGGCAATTCCGCGGCTGGTCGTGGGTCGATCCGCTGAAAGACATGCAGGCTGCCCGTGAAGCCCTGGAGCTACGCATCACCTCTCGGACGCGCCTCGCCCGCGAGGCCGGAAACGACATCGAAGACATCTTTGACGAGCAGCAAGTCGAGGAAACCACCGCCGCAAAATACGGCATCGACCTCTCGCTCAACACCCCGAAAACCGCAAACGCACCCGCAGGAGACCCCACGCAATGACCATCACCCTAACCAAGCCCATCCGCATCGGTGGCGTTGAGGTTTCCGGTACCCAGACCTATGCCGCCGACGTCGAGGCCGATCTTATTCAGCGCGGATTTGCCGTGCCGATTCCGATGCCGCGCGAAGCTTCGGTGCGGGTACTGGAGTTTGACGGGTTTTACCCCTCGCTGCTGCCCTCGCTGGTCACCAGCAGCACCGCCGCGCAATCGGGAAACGTGGTGACCGTCACCGCTACCGCGCATGGCATCCCAGCGACAACCTTTGATGGCTGGCGGGTGTGGTATCCCGGCTCTCCGACGATCGCCGCCGGCTGGTATGCCGACTTCCTCTACCTCACCGCCAACACCTTTAGCTTTACCAACCCGATCAGCCAGAGCGTGGCCAGCGAATCCGTGAATGCTGGCGCCGCGGTGACCGGATACGTGGAGATTGCCCGCCTCAATCTGCCCGGCAAATCCATCGGAAAAAATGGCAAAGCCACGGCAACGGTGATGCGCACCGGCGACACCACCGCCGCCACCAAGACCGTGCGCCAGGTCCTCGGCGGCTCGACGATCAACGGGCACGCCCCGTCCACCTCGACAGCCGCCGGAACTTACCAGTATTCCTGGAGCAATCTCAACTCGGAAGCCAAACAGCGCGGCGCGCAGTCTGCCGATTTCATCGGGATTGCCCCGACCGCTTTTTACGCAACGACCATCGATACCGCACTCGATCAAATCGTCAGCCTGACCGGCGCCGTGTCCGCCGCTGGCGGGTATCTCGGAATCGCTGACGCCGAACTGGAGATTACCTACAAGCCATGATCAAAATTTTCCCCAACGACGTCGACGGCCGCGCCGCCGCCGAATCCGAACCCGCCGTCGACGGTAAAAAAGAGGTCGTATTTGCCGCCAACGGGCGCCGCATCCTGGTCCATCTCGGTTCCGACGTGCCAGACCCGCTGCCGGCAGAGGCCAGCGAACTCAGCGCCTACCAGCTGTTCCAAAGCCTGTTTTTGGTCGGTGGGCAGCCGCTGTATAACGCGGCCTTTGCCTGGGTCGAAGACCGCAAAACGACCGGAACGCCAACCCAGAAAATCTACTGGCGGCACGGCGTGCTGTTTCGGCGAGTCGATCCCGAAATCAACCAGCTACGCCTGGCAGTACAGGGCGCCCGCAGCAATGCCGTCAGCCTGGCGGAAATGGACCAGGCCTTTACCACCGGCCGCGTGCTGTAACCCTGTCACCCCCCCCGCCTTAACCAGGTGACAGCCCCCGCGTAAAAAGCGATTCATGGAGGTTTTTTCATGAGTCGCTTTTTTTCGCTGTCCCGCCAGGCCCCGCTGCAGCGCATCGCGCCGCCCGGCGAAGACCACCCCGCCGACCAGCCGGGCGCCGACATCGTCGTGTCCATCGCCTTCGCCAGCGATCTGCCCTACGAACGCTGGTGGGGCATCGAGATCCTCGATTGCTCGCCCGAGGCCGTCCGCCTCGATCGCCTCAACGACGGCGCCGCCATCCTCTACAACCACAATTGGAACGACCTGCGCGGCCACCACGTTCCGCAGTCCGTCGTCGCCGACGGCCATGTCGTGCGCGGTGACGCCATCATCTCCTGGGCTTGCGACGAGGGCAAGACCATTGCCCTCATCACCGGAAACCACCTCACCAAAGCCAGCGTTGGCTACGAGGTGCATGCCGTGGTGGAACAGACCACCACCAAGTCCGGAGACCCAATT